ACCCGAAAAACCAGGTGGACAGCAAAAAAGAAACAGAATTTATTCAGGTTTATCTGGTATTTTTTCTGTAGGTTCATTATATTTAAGGGAAAATATGTTTGATTTGGTTAACGAAATTGTAACTTTTGGACCAAGAATGGCGCATGATGACACAATTGAAGCACTTTATTATGCAAATTTACACGCATTTCCGCCTAATTATACAAACAATGGAACAGATAAACCAAAATGGTATAAACCAAAACGTAAAGCAAAAAGTTGGATAGTAGCATGATGCAAGATAAAAAACCAGTTCAATTAGGACCTTATGAAAATGAACAACAAGTAAATGAATTGAAAAAAACTTTAATAGATAATGGTTTTAAAATTTCTGAAAAAGCAATTGGTTATGATTCAACGACTAAAAAAGCAGAACAAAGATATAATTTATTAAAAAAACATGATTATACACATGCACAAATTCTTTATGTAGCTAGACAAGAACAAGCTCCATATCATTTATTGTTAGATGGTGATAAAGAATTATTTGATAAATGGTTTGAACCTCAAACTTTAACAGATGAAGAATATGGAAAAGTATATCCTGATGCACCTACTAACGCAGAAGTGTTGCGTCAAAAAGCAAAATCAGCAAAAGATATAATTTTTAATCACTTATTAAAATTAAAATAATGCCTAAATTTGGAAAAAAATCACAACAAAGATTAAATACTTGTGACCCAAGATTAATTGAACTATTTGAAAGAGTAGTTGAAGATTTTGATTGTTCGGTATTACAAGGACATCGTGGAAAAAAAGAACAAAACGAATTGTTTGAAAAAGGTTTTAGTAAATTAAAATATCCTAAAGGTAGACATAATCAATATCCATCATTAGCTGTAGATGTAGCACCTTATCCTATAGATTGGAAAGATAGAGAACGCTTTACATACTTTGCTGGATTTGTTATGGGTATTGCCGCTTCAATGGGATTAACTATACGTTGGGGTGGAGACTGGGATAGAGATACTGAATTAAAAGATAACAACTTTGATGATTTACCACATTTTGAAATAAGGGATTAATATGGCACGTAAAAGTAAAGCAGAAATAAATAGACAACTTTTTAAAAAAGCTAACAATTATTATAGAAAAAAATGGTTTAGTGATTCACAAAAAAGTATGGATTTCTATTTAAACGACCAATTGTCAGCACAAGAAAAAGAAGATTTAAAAGAAGGTGGTATGCCAGACTTTATTATCAATCGTATCACACCAGCGATTGATATTATGAAATTTTTTATTACAGCTAACAATCCTAGATGGCAAGCAGTTGGTGTAGAGGGTAGTGACGCAGATATTGCACATATTCATAGTATGGTTGCAGATTATTGTTGGCATTTATCTAGTGGTAAAAGTTTATTTTCACAAGTTATACAAGATTCTTTAGTAAAAGGTTTAGGGTTTTTTAAAATAGAAATAGATGCTGATGCTGATAAAGGTATGGGTGAAGTAGTATATAAATCTATAGACCCTTATGATGTATATGTAGACCCAATGAGTAGAGATTTTTTATTTAGAGATGCTAATTACATTATTGTACAAAAAAATATTTCAAAAACTTCATTAATACAAATGTTTCCAGATATGAAACGTAAAATTGTACGTGCTTCAGGAAATACTGAAAGTAAACAATATTCTAGAAGAGACATTCATGAATCAGATAGTATTCAACCAGGAGATGTAGAACACGAAGCTTTTAATTTAGAAGGAGAACAAGATGATATACTTGATTTTTACGAAGTATACACAAAAGAAAAAATACCTTTTGTTAACGCTTGGATAAAACAACCTTTATCTGAACAAGAAGTAAAAAATATACAAAGAGCTACATTTGAATCTATCGAAGAATATAAAAAAGAAATGATGTTAAAAATTAAAGAAACAGAATTATCTTTACAATCAGATGTAGAACAAGGTAAAATTTTAGAAGATAGAATGGTTCTAGAACTAGAAAAAATGTATAAAGAAATGCAATCTCAAGTTGCTGAACAAGAAGCTTTACTAGAAGCGCAATTAGTACAAGCTCAAACAAAAACTAAACAAGTTGTTATGGAAAAAGACCAATTTGACAATTTGATAAAAGATGGAGAATTTAGAAAAAGCGTTGTAGAAAATGTTCCATTTTTTAAAACACAAATAAAAGTTTGTGCATCAGCAGGAGATATGTATTTATATGAAACTATATTACCAATAGAAGATTATCCTATTGTTCCTATACCATATCAACATACTAATACACCTTATGCTGTTAGCGCAGTATTACCTATGATTGGTAAACAAAGAGAAATAAACAAATCTCATCAAATTATGTTACACAATGCAAATTTAGCTTCTAATCTTAGATGGTTATATACTGAAGGAAGTATTGACGAAGAAGAATGGGAAAAATATTCTAGTAGTCCAGGAGCTATGTTAAAATATAGACAAGGATTTCAACCTCCTAATGCTATTCAACCTTTGCCAATTAATAATGCTTTTTATACAACAACTCAACAAGGTAAACAAGATATAGAATATATTAGTGGTATATCATCTAGTATGCAAGGTATAGGTAAACCAAGTACTGAAACATATCGTGGATTACTAGCTATGGATGAATATGGTACAAGAAGAATTAGACAATTTGTAAATAATATTGTAGAACCAGCTTTAGAACAATTAGGTAAAGTATTTATGGAGTTTGCAAAGTTTACATATACTTCACAAAAAGTATTTAGAATTGTTCAAGCAGAAGAAGGGCAAACAGAAGGAGAAGCACAAGAAATTTCTATTAATATACCAATTTATAATGATTTTGGTCAAGTAGTTAAAAGATACAATGATTATGCTTCAGCAAAATTTGATGTTCGTATTATTGCTGGTTCTACGCAACCACTTAATAGATGGGCATTATTAGAAGAATATTTTAAATGGTATCAAGCTGGATTAATTGACGATGTAGCTATGTTAGAACAAACAGATATACGTAATAAAAAACAAATACTACAAAGAAAAAGTGTTTATGCACAAATGAAAGGTCAAATAGAATCTTTACAAGAAGCTATGAAAAATCAAGCTGGTACTATAGAAACATTAGAAAGACAATTAGTTCAATCTAACATAAGAGATAAAAGCAATACAGCTTCTAATCAAATAGATAAAGAACTAAATAAAAATATTGCATCTCAACGATTAATTCGTAGTGAGATGGAAAATCAAAAAATTCAACAAGAAAATGTTGATAATGAAAAAAACGTACAGTAAATTAGAAGGAGAAATACAGTATGAACAATGACAAGGATAACTTACTTATAGATGACGCAGAACGTGCAGAATCTAATGATGTAACCCCTACTGAGAACAATACTGTGGCTGAAGATTTTTTTTCTCAGCTTGATAGACAAGTTATGGGTGAAGTGGTAGAACAGCCAAATGTAGAAGCTCAAGTAGAACAGACAACTCCAATTCAGGACCCTGTTGCAGAGCAAAATACTGAACAAGTTTCAGTAGATTGGGAAAAGCGATATAGTGATTCGTCAAGAGAAGCAAAAAGACTTAACAATCAATTGCAAGACTTAGAACCATATATGCCTTTACTCAATGCAATGAAAGAGGACCCTAATTTAATCTCTCACGTTAGAGGTTATTTTGAGGGTGGTGGCTCAGCTCCTAAGAGCGTAAAAGAGCAACTTGGCTTAGATGAAGATTTCGTATTTGATTATGACGACGCTTTGTCAAACCCTGACTCACAATCTGCAAAGTTGTTTAATGCAACAGTAGATGGAGTTGTACAAAGAAGGCTTGGTGATTTTGCAAGAAAACAATCTGAACAATCACGTAGAGCTTCAGAAGAAACAGCTTTTAAAAGCAAACATAATGTTTCAGACGAAGACTATAATGATTTAATGAAATATGCAAAGTCTCACAAACTAACTTTAGAAGATGTTTATTATTTGAAAAATAGAGATAATAGAGACAACGAAGTCGCTAATAACACTAGAAACGAAGTAATACAACAAATGAAAAATGTTAGACAAATGCCAACTAGTGTAGCATCGAGTGGGAATACACAAAGAGAAGAAAAATCAATAGACGATGCCGTCTTTGACAAATTGCTATCCGAAGGAACTGAGTTAAACAAATTGATGTAATAATATAACTCAACAACCCCAAGGAGGGTAATAACATGGCAGATACTTCATATCCTAGTGCTAGTCCTTTAGCATTAGCTACAAGTACAGGCTTAAGCAAGGGTTTTGCGGCATCAAATGGTCCTTCACTAGAGACTGGAGATTTACGTAGACGATACGACTTTTCTGATAGATTCGGAGAATTGGCAATTGACCAAACTCCATTTTTCAGACTAGTTTCTTCATTGGCTAAGAAACCAACTGATGACCCCCAGTTTAAGTTTACCGAAAAGAGACATTCTTTTCACAAAAGATATGCATACGTAGTTGGATTTGATAATGGCTCAGCAGACAAACTTGATGATGCTACATTAAAAAGTAATTCAAACGGAGCTTTATCAGCAGGAGCAACAGTAGAATTAATTATGGCTACTGACTACTTCAGTGTTGGTAATATTCAAAATATTAAAGGTCAATCTAACGGACAAATTAAAGTAGGAGATTCAGGTACAGCACCTGAGTGGATTATGAAAAATCAAATCCTTAAAGTTCCTATGTCTTCAGTAAGTGGTGGTGGAGCAGTTTCAGACTACTTACTTGTTAAAGTTGTTTCTGTTAGCGCACAAACAGCAATCGACCTTTCAGCAAACTCAATGGGTGGAGACGCTACTGGTGAAATGAAAAAAGTAGTTGGTAAAGTCCTTAGAACTTCAGGAGCTGCAGAATTAGCTAGTTTTTCTGGCAATAAACCAGTTTTAGAAGTATACAACTTAGATGTTGCTGAAGCTTTAGAAGCTAAAAGAACTTATGTTGTAGGTACTTCCTACGGAGAAGGTTCTGGATTAAGCGGAGAAAGTTATAAAGATAACCCATACTCTAGTGGATTTGGACAAACACAGATTTTTAGAACTGAGTTTGGTATGACAAATACAGCTAGAGCAACTGCTCTTAAATACGAACCAAATGAATGGGCAAGAACATGGAAAGAAAAACTAATTGAACACAAGTGGGAAATTGAACACGCTGGTTTATTTAGTACACAAGCAGACCTAGATGGTGTACAACACACTCAAGGTGCTATTGACTATGTTCTTAACTTTGGAAACATATTTGATTTAACACTTGCAAATAAGACAATTGATGATTTCTTGCAAGATATGTCTCAATATTGTGACCCTAGATATAATCAAGACAAAGCTACAGTTTACATGTGTAGTACTGCGGTTTATACTTGGTTCCACAAAATTGGTGGGTTCTTTAAGAACAACATTGGAATTGATGGACAATTCCGAGCAGACCTAGCCGTTACAGGTAGAAAGAAAGTAATGGGACTAGATGTAACTGAAATCTCTACTGTTTATGGTAGCATGAACATCGCAAGATGTGTTGCTTTAGATAGTACTGATGTCAAGATTCTAGCATTAAATATGAACAACGTAGCTTACAGACCACTAGTTGGTAATGGAGTTAATAGAGATACTGCGGTATACGTAGGAGTCCAAAATCTTGAAAACACAGGTGTTGACAAGAGAGTAGACATCATATTAACAGAAGCTGGTTTTGAATACATGATGCCAGAATCACACGCTATTTGGAAATAATAGCTAAATTGTAGATGGTCCCTTGAGGTTCTTTACCTCCTTTCTCCCTTGAGGGATTCATCTGCGGTAGGAAAAAATTATGAAATTATGGGAAAAAGTTAATAATATTACTGGAAATAGCTCTAAAGCTAGATTCTTAGTAGAGTATATAAATGCTGGTAGTAAATTTATTATGTCATCATTACCTGAAAAATGGTTATGGACTATTGCTACTGAAACTGAAATATACGGAAGACAAAGTGTCAACGATACAGATACTAATGTTATTGGTAATGGTTCAGAAGTAGCTTTTGATAAAATACTAGCAGTATATAGATTTGACGGAACTAAGCGTAGAATAGCTAGAGAAATATCAGATAAGTTTATACATTCTACTGATGAAAATAATAGTTTATCATTTCCTACTAAAATGTTTCCAGTATTTTATAAACTAAGTGGTAAAATATATATTAAACCAGACCCTGATTTTAATAATACAAGTTCTAATTTAGTTTATACTAAAGTGGGGGAAGGCTCAACGACTACCATTACACCAAATAATGGAGATAAAGGAGTAATTGTTTATTCAGCTCCCCCAATAATTGATGAAAATAGTGAAAACTGGGTTTTATCAGAATATGAAAACGTAGCACTACATTACGCAGCTTCATTAGATATGCTTAGATTATCTAGTACTTCTGATGCTGAAAAGATATTAGAAGGTGGATATAATAGTTTTGATGCATCTAGTAAAACAAGCTTAAGTGCAATACATTGGCTAGAAGATGAAGACCCAGAAATGGCTAACGCAGTTATTCAAGTATCTCAAGGTAATCTTACATTAGCAAATCAAAGACTACAACAAGCAGTAGCATTTTATCAAAGAGCAGTAGCTGAGTTACGCTCTATAACTGGAGCACTCGCAGTTCCTGAACAACAACAACAATCACAACGTAAAGAACAAGGAATGACTACATAATGAAAGTTTTAGAAATAATGGAAAGAGCAAACTCACGTGATACTAATTTAGTAATTGCATTTATTAAAGATGCAATATTAGAAATACAGTCTAATAATGAGTTAGATACTGCGGTAAATAAACAAAATATTGTAGAAAATACAAGAGACTATCCTTTACCACCAGGTATGGTTTCATTAAAAACTGTAAGTATATTAGACACAGAAGACGATAACAAATATAAAGGTATACGTAGATTAAGACACGACCCACTTATAACTGAGGATACAAACCCATGAGTTACGATACAGATAGAACATACGCATACATATTTAGTGGTAAAAAAATAAGAATTTATAAAATAGTTCGTAGTGCTGGTAGAATTATAGATAATCAAGGTAGAGTAAGCGGTGGAAAAGAAGATGATATAACATATCCAGATGAAAATATTACAAATGGATTACGTATTGAATTTACAAAAATAATTGAACCTTTTGTTGTAGAAGACCCAGAAACAACTTCATCTTTAACAGAAGATACTAGTCCTGATGAATCATCGCACGTTAATTTAAATAGAGTTTTATCTCTTGCAGTTGTATGTTATGTTAAAGCACAACTAGCTGAAAGAGCTGGTAATATGCAACTAAAAGAATATTATATGAGAGAATTTTATAAAAAAGTTTCTGATAATGAAAGTAATAAAAACAAAGTATTTATGGCAAGTCCAATAAAAGCTTTTGCAGTTAAATAATAGGAGAATAATATGGCTAACCCAAAAGGTATAAATGATTATACAATGCAAGAAAGTGCAGCACCTTTTATAAAGGCAGTTGTTGCTACTACAAACGATATGGATACATGTAGAGCAGTACACATGAAAGGCACATCAGCAGATGTTACACTTACAGTAAACAATGAAGATGTAGTTTTTCACTTACTAAAAGGACACACTTATAAAATAGCAGCGTCTAAATCAAGTAGTAATAGTGTAGTATTTTTATATTAGGAGTAAAATATGATTTCATTAAATCAATATCAAGATATAGAGCTACAACAAAATGCAGATTTTACTAATATAATAACATTAGATAGTACACACACAATGACTTCTAATATGAAGTATGCAGCTGTAATTGTAAAAGATTACAATCATAGCTCATTTACTGGACCAGGTAAAAGTCAAGGCACTGATGGTACAGCAGCTTCTAATGATGTTTGGGCATCAGGAAGTCAAAATGAAGTACACTTTGATGTAGTAGCTGATAGAAGTGCTGGAACAATAACTCTTACATTACCAGCTGAAGCTATACAATACTTTGACGATAATTTTGAAGGTTATTGGGATTTAGTAGAAAAAGATGACCAAGCAGCAGATGCTTGGGTAAGGCACATACAAGGAGATGTAACAATTTCTAAAGGTGCAACTAAACTAACACATACATTTACAGCATCGGTAGCATAATGGGTATAACAGCAAAAGTAGTTACAAATCCAGAAGTAAAAACTTCTTTACAAAATAATACTGTTACAAAAACTGTAGGTATACAAAGAACTAGTAAAGTTCAAGATAGTTTTAGTATTGATGCTAGTCAAATACCTGTAAGTTTAGATAATAGTACTGCAACTAATGTAAGAGATGCATTAAATGATACTGCAACAGCTAATGCATCACAAACACTTTCTAATAAAACAATTGACGCTGATAATAATACTATTTCTAATTTAGAAGTAGATAATTTAAAGTCAGGAGTATTAGATTCAGATTTAAGTTCTGTAGCTAGTACTGATACAACATTGCCTAGTGCTAAGGCAGTAAAAACTTATATTGATGGAGTAGAATCAAATATTAATGCATCAATAACAGCACAAGATTTAGATTTTCAAGCAGATACAGGGGGTGCATTAAATATAGATTTAGATAGCGAATCTTTAACTATTGCAGGTGGCACTGGTATAAATACTACGGGTTCAGGTAATCAAGTTAGTGTAGCTGTAGATAATACTATAGCAACTAAAACTTATGTAGACAATACAGTTTCAGGAGAAGATACTCTTTCTGAAATGAATGATACAAATATTACAGACCCTAACAATTGTGCATTACTACAATACGATAGCGCTAGTTCTAAATGGATTGATGTAGATGAAATAAGTGGCGGAACATTCATATAGGAGAAAAACATGTCAAATAAAATTAAAATAAAAAGAAATAGTCCTGCAGATTATGATGCATCTACTTTGCCATCTGGATTGGTTTATGGTGAATTAGGTTTTCATAACGCTAATAGCAAACTATTTATAGGAAGAGTAACACAAGACTATGCAAGTACTGCTTTAGCAGATGCTGGTGCGGTAACAACACACTTGCCTTTACTATCTGACTTAGTAGATGGTAATGGTTTAACAGCAACAACAGCTAGTGGAGCAACTGATAATAGTGTAACATTAGATTTAGATGCAGCTTTAACAACTGTAACAAGTATACTTAATACAGCATTAAAAATAGGTAGAAATAATGCTAATAGAATAGATTTTGGTACTAACAACATAATTAAAAATGTTGTAAACAACGAAGTAATATACGATGCAGTAGCAACTGGTATTACAATGCATACTGGTAATGATGTAAGATTTAATCCAGTAGCATCAGGAACTTCAGCGCTAACAAATGATAGAATATCAAGTACTAATACTACAAATACAGCTGGACACGGAGGATTACGATTTACTTCAGGTGCTCAACGAATGCTTGATTTTACAAATCATCCTACAGACCCAGGTACAATAATATTTAACGCTTCATCTGAAAATATAGATTTTAGTGTATTTAGTGATAGCAATAGACAAATATTTGTAGATGCTAGTGCAGATGAAACAAAAATAAGAAGTTTAGTTATTGAATCAGCTATTGATTTAACAGCAGTAGACCCAGTTATAGTCAGTAATATTAAAGCTACTGGTGAAGTAAGAACTGGTATGATTGCTGATGTAAGTGGTAATAATAGAATTGATATTAATGGTAATACAAAAATATTAACTGATTTAATTATTGGTGAAAACAGTAATTTATCAACTATTGCTTTTGAAGCAAATTCATCTAGTTCAGATAAGATTGAAAAAAATTCTAGTACTGGAGATTTGACAATTCAAAATGGTGTGACTGGAGATGGTGCAGGTCCAAGTAATAGCATAGTTATAGAAAATACTTTTGATTCAACAAGTGTTGCAGATGGTAACATTGTATTTAAAACAAAAGATGGTTCAACACAAACTGCTATGACAATATTATCAACTGGTAATAAAGTCAAAATTCATGGTAATTTAGAAGTAGATGGAACTACAACACAAATAGATTCTCAAACATTAACAGTAGTTGATAAAGACATTGTTATTGCAAATGGAGTTAGTTCTTCTTCTAATGCAGATGGAGCTGGTATTATAGTTGGTAGTAATGTTGCTAGTATTAAATATTTACACACAGGAACTAAATGGGCATTAAATAAAAACACAGAAGTTACTGGTACATTTACTGCATCTCAAGCAATTACAGCTTCAGGTGGATTTGCAAATAGCACATTTGATTGTGGCGTATTTTAGGAGATAAATGTCAAATAAGTTTAAAGTAAAAAGAGGTACTAACCTCTCTAATATAACTACAGCTCCAGAAGCTGGTGAGTTAATTTACAAAAGTGATACTAACCAACTATATGTTGGTAATGGTTCTACTGCAGCTAATGCTTTAACACCTATTGGTGGTGCATCTACATCTGGCTCTAACAATCAAGTACTTACTGATGATGGTTCTGGTGGTATAACTTCTGAAAGTAATCTTATTTTTAATAATACATTTTTAGAATTAATTAATAGACAATTAAAAATAAATAACACTTCTGCTTCTTATGATTGGGAGTTTCAGGAAGATAGTGGAAGTGATTTATTATTTAAAGTAAATGGTACTGGTGGAGCAGAAGTAAGAATATCTGCAGATGGTAGCAACTTTAATACTACAAAAGTAGATATAGGTGGAGAAATAAGATTAAGTGCAAATGGTACTTCTTATTTCAAATCTGCATCTGCACCTTTAACAATAGGTGGTAGTACAGCTTATACAACTGGTGGAACACCAAGACTAAGTTTGCAGGGTGCAGGATTGAACATTGGTGCAAATGCAAATGATTTATCCTACATAAGAAGAATAGCTACTGGTGAATATCAATGGCAAACTTGGAATGGTAATAATAATGGGGAAATACATTTACAACCATATGGTGGACTTGTTGGGATTGGCACGACAACACCGAGTGCAAGGTTAGAAATATTAGGTGGTAATTTAAGGTGGAAGTCAACCGATGATGCTAATACTGGTGTTCAGTTATATAGTAGTAATGGTAATAGACAATTAGCTTTTTATGGATATTTAACTTCTTATAGTGCACTTCAAGCAGATAATACTAATACATTTAAAATAATTCAAAATAAAGCAGATGGAGATATACAATTCTTAGTAAAACCATCTTCTACGAACACTCAAACAGACGCTTTAAGGATTGACGGTGCAACTGCTAATGTCGGAATAGGAACTGGTTCACCTGCACAAAAATTACACATTTTAGATAGTAGTTCTGCATTAATTCATCTGCAAACTACTGGAGATGCAAACGCACAAGTAAGACATCAAAACGATAATATTAGTGTTTATACTGGTGTAAGTAGTGCAGACCAATATGTATGGTATCATAGTTCTCTTGGTGCTAATGCTGGATTCATACCTACTTCTGGTATGTTGTATTGGAATAAATCTATTTTATTAAATAATAATAATACTGCATTTGCAGGTAGAGAAACTGGTGGCACTGTAAAAAATATGCTAAAAATGAACACGAGTAATCAAGTTGAGGTTGGTAATTCAAGCAATATATTAAAAGTACCTGCAACTAATTCAATTTTTACTGGTGTAGTAAAATTACAAAGTGAGTTAGACTTTACTGGTAATGGTAATAAAAATATAGATGTAGAAACTTTAGAAGGTAGTAATTATTTACAGATTAGACATCA